GGAGAGTTAATCCATTCTTGGTCTAACTCTTGCGAAACTTTTTGTAAGGCTTCCACAAATATTGGATCTTCTAATATGCGTTTTGCCTGTTGTCCTCTTTGTATTTCTTTTTCTTTATCCATTAAATGCCAGAACTATCATCATCATAATCATCAACTTTTTCTGATCCAAATGGATTGCCACCAATCACAACAGTTCCACCACCAGTCATTTGATTATCTCTTGTTCCACCTCTGCCTGTTCCATAATTCACTCCACCTTGAGTTTGTTGTGACTCTGATGGTAATGGTGTTCCAGATGTAAATGTGTAACCTGTATCGCCTGTACCACTATTATAAACTTGCTGATAAGTGTCTCCAAACACATCGGTTACTGGCTCATTCATATTATTTGCTGGTAATAAACTTTCTATACCACCAACATTTGTATTTACATTTTTATTGCCAATATCAAAAAGAGGATTTTGGTTTTTATCAAAATTACCTGTAAAATAACCTCTCTTCATAAGTTCACTTAACATAAATTCTTCACGCATTTTGTCTTGTTTACCAAAAGCAAGTTTAAATAAAGGTGGCATAAATTGTGATTTTTTTAATGTTACTACATTGCCTTTGCTTGGTAAAAAACCTAATGCACTATTACTTAAACGACCATCTTTTAAATAATTAAGTAAGTCCTCATCACTTGCATTTCTCATATCTTCAATAGACATATAAGGTCGAAGAGGATCATCTGGATCATCATCTTTATTTTCATTATAATTAGATTGACCAAATTGTTCTATTGGCTGACATACACCATCAACTAACATAAAACCTGCCGGACAAGGATCAACTGGTGTGTCTGGTGCAGAATAATCTAGTTGTGGGTTTGGAAAATCTGAACTAGGATCAAGTTCACCTAAACCTTCTTGCACTGTTCGTAGATCATATTGTGGATTACGAAATTTACCTGCTGAATTCACATTAGGACTTGTTGTTAATTTACCATCTAAAAATTCATTTATAATACCTTGTGCTTTTGTGCCTTGCATAAAAGGTGTAAATGTATCTGCCATTAATTCATTCCTTGTTCTAGAATTTTAGAAGCTAATTTTTCTTTTTCTAATTGTGAAACATTTTGCTCTTTAACAACTTGTGTTGCGAGTTTTTGTTCATCTAAATTCATTTTTTGCATTTTAAATTGATTATCAGCTTCTAATTTTCTATTTTTAAAATCCACATCTGCCATAGCCTTTTGTTTTCTCATTTCGATTTCTTGTGCTGCTAATTGCAGAGCCGGATCTTCTTTTTCTTGTTCTGGTTGTTGAGGTGGTTGCTGTGATGGATTGTTAAAGAATTGTGATGCATCTTTGTAACCACTGTTTTGTAAATAATTTTCTAAAGTATTATAAATTGTTTGTGGTGTTACCATTCCCATTCCACCCATACCCATTAATTTTTCTTGGACATTTAAAACTTGTTGTAAAACTTCTAGTCGTTGATCTTGGTTTCCTGTTCCAAGTCCAACTTGTGTTGTGCAATCATAATGATCAGTCCATTGTCGAGGATTCATAGGAATAAATTCACCTCGTAATTTAACTATTCTTTCTTGATCTTGGTACTCGCATACAACAGCAAGTATATTTTCAAATATATCTCTTACTCCATCAGCGAAGGACCTGGCAATTAACTCAATTCTTTGTGTCGAACTGTTCATCATCTGGTTAACAGACTGTGCTGTAGTGTGTGATTTGTTTATTGTGTCTGGATTGAGTCCCATTAATTGATTTGGTACACCAGATCGCTTTTCTTTTAGCTCATCTATTTTTTTCATCATAGATAAACCATCATTTAAGAAGTTTGGAGTTTGTAAAGGAGTGACAGCATTAGGCGATTTCACTCGAACAATGCCACCTGCTCTTGAAGTAAGTAAATCATCTAAGTTTGCTTGACCATCAACAACAACAGTCCTTGCGTTATTCTGAAAATACATATTATCAAGCGTGTTTCTCATGATCGTAGTACTCATCATTTGCACATCAGCTAATAAATCGTACATAGATAGACCAAAAAACCTAAAAGGCATTGGTATCGCCACACACATAGCAAAAGGCAACTTATTTATTTCTTCATTCTCTAAAATTAGGTAATTATTGTAGCCACTACCTCCAACAATGATCTTTCTAAGCTCAGCAATGCCATCACCATCCATATCAACCTTCATATAGCACTCGGTTATCTGAACAACTCGCTGTGAAGAGTCAATATTAGAGATTTCTAAATCCATTGAGGGATCATCATAGCTTCTTCTGGTAATTGCCTCTGTATTAAAGACATCTTGCTCTCCACTAGGCAGACTTTCTACATCTTTTCTATTGAAGCCCATATCGATAAGCTCGGATACTGTTTTTGTCACTCGGTGTGCAATAAAATTACAATCTTTTAAACTTTTTGCTCTAGAGGACACCAGGATTTCTTCTGGTGGCACAGGATCAATCTGACATCTGCCATATTCTTTTGTGCGTCTTAGCTCTACATCATAAAAAGTACCATCCTCTTCGGATATTTCTTCTACTTTTAATAACTCTATCTCATCATCTATTAATAATGTTTGGTATTGGGTCTCATCTAAGTGTTTGTAAGACTCTTTTTTTTGTTTTTTTGATTTCTTCCAATAGACTTTGCAAAAACCATTCTTTTGAAGGAGTGCAGTCTTAAACATGGAGTGCAAAATATTAAAACCTTCATTGTCTCTATTAAAAATAAAGTTGCAGTAGTCAGTTATTTGCTCTGCATAAGGCACATCTTCAGCTTGTTGAGGGTCAAAGTTAACCATCTTGTCTGATTGCGTAAACATACGCATTAGACTTGGCAACATAGACTCAACAACCTCTAGTATGTCTTGTGATACTACACTTGATCTACCCTCTACCTCATTACCTAGAGGCTCTCCTAAATAATACTTGAGTGCATCTTTGCGTTGTGTTGATAAATCACTAGAATAAAATCCTAGAGAACTGGATATCTCTTGTGAAATTTGTGCTAGTAGTTTTGTTTTTGATAATTTTGCCATTCGTTAAATAATTCCTGCGTTGTTATATTTTAATTTTGTTGTCCATTCGGTACTCTGTTGATTGCCTACAGCAAAATATCTAAAACTATCAGCTGCGTGACTTGTCCAATTATGTTCTGGCTTATTCTTTAACTCGCCTCGTTCTGATGTAGCCCATCTATATTGCCTTAAAGCATCTAGACCATGTTTGCATTTATCGTGATCAAACCAACATCTGCTTAGCAACATCCGGACAGCGTTTATTCCATCCTCTATAGATAACTTAGGAACAATAGAAGTTCGCATACCTAAAGACTGTGCTGTCTCTACTCGACTAACTCCTGTACCAAGTTCTCTTACTTGAGCATCATGTGGAAGAAAATGTGTATTGTATATGTACTTTTTCTCATCCAAAACAGTTGCATAAAACTCCAGGCTCTCACCACTATTTTCATAATAGTCAATAATATGAAAAGCTGATCCTATTTGTTGAACAAACCATATAGCAGTTTTATCTGCCATTCCTAAATCCCAGAAAGTTGAAACCTTAACATCTGTTTGATATGGGACTTTAGTAATTCTTTTTTCTTCATCGGCTTTTGTTAAGCCTTTTGCATAGATAGATCCTATCGCAGCTGAATCAAAAGAGCATTCAAACTCTGCCTCATAGACCTCTTCTGGCATTAATTGTTTTGCTTCATTAAGCTCTAACTCAGATATAATCTTTGTCTCCGATGCTTTAAAAGTATCTGCATACCAACCATCATTATGACTAGCATAATCATAAAGATCAAAAAACGCATTGTGTCCTTGAGGAGTGCCAATAGCGATCATCCCCCCAGTTAAAAAATTTTTTTTTTGTCCAAGTTCATACCTATCAACCAGTGCCGGTCTGACTACTTCATTCCACAGCGAGGGAGGAAATTGACTTACCTCATCCATGACACAAAAATCTATTGCCAGTCCTCTAAGGCTATTAGGTCTCTCTGTACCAAGCAGCTGAATCCTGCCTCCATTCGGAAGATCACATCTAAGCTCTGTTTCATGGTACTCGGTATTCGGTATTACCTTTGTATATTCTTTTACATAATCCCAAGCAGTTCTTTTTGCCATGCTGTAAGTTGGTGCTATGTAATAATAGCGAGGTCTTGGTAAAGGATTAGTCATGCAATGTTTAATGAGTTCATTAATACAAAGCACAGTCTTGCCAAATCGTCTATGACAGACCAAGACATTAAATCTTTTTAAATTTTTATGAACAGCCTTTTGATGTTCTCTTGGCTTATAGGGTATAACAATCTTCAAACATCCTTACCTTCTTGCTCTAAAAAATCTTTCATACTAGAGACATCACTTCCTTTAACTTGTCCTCTGCCACTTGATTCTGGTAGGGAAGTCTTTTCACTTAATGCCATCACTAATTCTTTAAAAGGATCATTAGTCTGTTTAGATTTTCTTTTTTTTGTTTTAGTTTTTTTTATCATAAAAAGCCTCGTAGGAAATTCATCTGTCTTAAAGTCAGTCCCAATGTTCACTGCAACAAGCAAAAGGGGTTATTTTATTATTTGTTCTGGTATTGTTCTACATGAACAAAACAGGAACAAAAAGAATACCAATCCCAATGGCTTTCTTTTGGCAGAAGTCTGCCATTAATCAGCAGTCTGGATTAATTATGGAGTAATAATATTATTTTTTAATTAGTTTGTTCTAATTTTGTTCTATTTTTTTTTACTCACGAGAGTTTCTGTGTCAATAAAAACAAATCTTATAATCTTTTTAATTATATCAACAACTTAACTAAACACCTCACCCTTATCATTCCTTATCTACCACCCATTAACCCTTTGTATAAGCTTATATTGGCTAGTAATTAGTCCTTATCTGTCTCCCATTTAATCTCTATTGCTTTGTCACCACCAGATACTTCCATCTGTGTCTTATCTCCATAGACTTTAGGAAAGAGTTTCTGTGCCTTCCATTGTCTGTGCTTAATTAATTCAGAGACAGCTTTCACCTCAGATATGTCTGCTTTCTTTTCCCTCGACCTAGATACTGTTTGCATGGCAATAGTCTCAACATCACCGATAGACCATTCAATACCATCTTGCTTGGCAAGTGCATATTGCTGTCTTAACCCATCTTTAGTTAATAACCAATTACGAAATGTTGCCCAGCTTATTCCCTCGTCAACTACTGCATTTCTTATTGGCTCACCTTTAGCTAAGCGTTCTAATATCTTCTTAATTAGAGTCTTGCTGTACTTTGTCGGTCTGCCCTTTTTTATTTCTTCCATTTAATTTTGCTTTGTCTCCTGTAAAGTCTTCCCATCGTTGTAATATAACATCACAAAACTTAGGATCTAATTCTATTGTGTTACAAATTCTATTGTTCTTTTCTGCAGCTATGAGTGTTGAGCCACTGCCTCCGAAGGCATCAAATATTAAGTCCTCTTCTTTACTACTGTTTCTTATAGCTTCCTCTATTAAAGCAATAGGCTTTTGAGTTGGATGCTTATAAGTTGCTTGAGAGTCTCTTGATACATTCCATATAGTTGTTTTAGTTCTATCACCATAAAAGGAGTGTTTACCTTTGCCCTCTTTCCAACCATATAATATTGGTTCATGTTGGCATCTGTAATCTTGCCATCCCATTCCGGCTGATTGCTTAACCCAAATAATAGTAGAGGACTTCTTAAAGTATTTATCAAAGATAACTTCAAAAGTTATTTTAGCATCTGATTTACTATCACCATGACAAACATAAAGTGAGCCTAATGGTTTTAAATACTCATGAGCTAAACTAAAAGTGTCATTTAAAAATAACATAAAGGAATCATTATCCATATTGTCATTTTTAATTGTCCCTAATTCATTCTTGCCACGACCAGAGTAATTAACATTATAAGGAGGATCAGTGAAGATCATGTCTATCTTCATGTCACCCATTAGCTTTGCAACATCATCTTTTATTGTTGCATCACCACATAATAATTTGTGTTTGCCAAGTTGCCATAAGTCACCAGGATTTGTTCTAGTCTCTATATTATCTGGTATCTCATCATCGCCAATATTACCTTGTTCGGTTTCTAAATATTGGTTTAATAACTGTGTTACTTCTTTGTCACCAAAACCTGTTAAGTCTAAGTTGATATCATAATCAGTTAAGTCTTTTATCTCTAAAGATAACAACTCTTGATCCCAACCTGTCTCTTCACCTGTTCTATTATCAGCAAGTCTATATGCTTTGACTTGTGCCTCAGATAAATTTTCTGCAATATGTACTGGTACTTCTTTTAAGCCTAACTTTTGTGCAGCTTTTAAACGAGTATGACCAACAATTATAACTTCTTTCGTGTCCACAACTATTGGTTGTCTCCAACCAAACTCATTTAAACTACCAGCAACTTT